GCACTGCTGCTTACTCTTAATGTGATAGTGATCCCAAGGTACGTCGAGATTTACCGTTTCTAACTCATGCAGCCCGAGGGCGCAGAGATAGCAATACGGAAAGTTCTGACCCCCCCTGGACCCTACACAACTCTTCCCGTTTAGATGTCATTGAGCTGAACATCATGACGAGAAACCCACCCTAACTTCGTTCGAAGTTTTGGGATCTGTGCTACACCAGCCGTCCACTTTGAAAGTGGATCTGGTTGTTCAGTGAAGTACTGAAATAGCATAGAGTCGTCCCCGGTTTGTACTTTTCGTTGAGTCGTGACAAGCGACAAAACAAAAAGCTCCTCACGTTGTAAAGAAGGGTTGTATCGGCTGCGAAGCCGATCATTCCGAACTTTACTTCGTGACTGTAAACCGAGGATACCAGATCGTTGTGCTACCACGGGTAATCCCTTTGGTAGTGTCGACGCAAGATGCCGACTTGTTTCAACTAAAAACTTCTTGTAGAAGTTATTAGAAGATTCAACCGTACTTGCTAACGATTCTGGTTTGCCGTTGTAGAAGGACTTCCAGTAAGCTGGGGTTACGACAGCCCCGCCAAAGGAGTCGACACCACAAGACTCTCTGAACCTTCCGGTCCAGAAAGACTTAGTAGAGTTGACCTTGAAGTGTAGAACTTCAAGAGCTTTTACAAACAGCTCCCGACTGTCATTGGGGATGACGATGTCATCACCAAAGACGGCTACTTCTCCCGCCAAGCGGTAGATGTTCCGTGGAGTAGGCGCTAACTTGCGTACCGTAAGTACGCTCGCTAGAGCTACACACAGAAAACCTAACGATTCGACAGGAAAAGTACAGGCGTTTCCCATTGTGGAGAATTTTCTGAGTTCGGAGAACTCAGCAAGCTTTCTCGTCAAGTTTTGCTTGACCCAATGGGTACGAGATGCTCGTAGGGCCCGTAGCAATTTAGGGTTCCCCCTAAAAAGCTGCCCTACGAAATGGCAGCTGACTCGATCGGATGCGGCAGAAAGATCTACCGTAGCCAACGAGCCATCCAGAGATCCACGTATACAAAGATCCTGGTTAAGAGTTTGATCGCCGAAGCGAACAAATTCGTTAATCCAGGTAACTTTGCTACGTCTCTTAAAGTAGCGCCAGATGCTTTGCTGGCACCACTGATGAGCACTCGGCTCCGCGGCGATAAGCCGTGGTTTCGAGTAGGACTTCGGTACAGCCACCATTCGACTGTGAGTAGGGATCCCGCTGGGACCCCTATCTTGTCGAAAGGTGAATGAACTGCCTGCCCAACTGCTAAAGCTATGGAAACCATAGTCAGCAATTGGGAACTCGCTTTCCAGACGATCTGGCCAGTCTTTCCAACAGTACTTGTTGGAAGGACCAGTGACCTCTGAAATAGCGCCTGGTCCGTGTCTGAAGCGCCACTCACTCGGATCGTAAGATCCGAGCGTAGCGCTAACGAAACTCGATACTGCATCGAGTTTCGCCAAGAGGGTTGACAAGAGACTACGTTCACACGTAGCCTCAGGGTCAATTCTGGTGACATAAAGTTGTGATCCACGGAATCCTCCGTAGGTCTCAGCGATCTGTTCATCAGTAATTGCTCCTTCCTGAGTCCAGATGCCTTCCGGCTCTGGCAAAGATTTGTCAACTTCGAAAAATTCGAGAACTTCGTTCTCGACTTTCTCGGAACTACATGGATAGGTTGCCTTCTTCGCGGCAAAAAGAATTTGCCGTAAGAAGAAGATGGCCTGTACATCATAGTCCTCTCGCAGACGACCGCACTCAAGAAAAACCAGTAGGTAGAGTCCCCGAAGAAACTTCGGAATCACTACCCTGTTAGAATACCTCTTCGTCAGAGGTAAACCAGACAGATTGTACTGGCCGGAGGCAAGACATCTATCAAGATGCTTGCCAACAGCTGGGAGGTCTTCGAGATAAACTCGAATTCCTCTTCGCTCCGTGAGTGCCAGGAGACGGGTGAGATCTTTCTCAAATTCCATCTCCAGCGTCGGGTAGGCGTAGCGTGCGTCTCGAAAGATCGCACTATACACCCTGCTCAATTCCCTAACATGGCATTTAGACATAGCGGAGGTTAACCCTTCGTTAATGTCCCATGCTGTTAGGGGACCAATCTTCAACCACCTGGAAGTCTACCGAGAGCTTCGCAGGGCAACGAGCCCTGGCCTCATCAAGTGGGGTCCCGTACGAGGTACGGGGCACATGAGAGAGGGCTAGCTCCTCCTACGACTCCCAGTTATGAACCTTCGCAGCATTCGCGTTCGTGGACGCAATGAGCCAATCGCTCAAGCCGTCAACGAGCACGAGGACGTTATCGCTGGGAACATGTTCCCAGACGATATACGTTTTGCGGCGAATTTCCACTGCCGTCGGTGTGGCGAAGACGACCTGCGTAACTTCAATGTTATGCCGATCGAACTTCTCCGCACCCTGGACGATGTTGGTCTGGCTATGCCGGACCTTCACCGTAACTTGGTGGATGGTGTCACGAAACCGGTACTCAGACGAGTACTGGTCCTGGTTGACCTTCACGCACGTCACAGTACCTGCGGCGAACGGAAGGACGAAAGTGTCTCCCAACATCGGGAATTCTCCTAGCGAACTTTGACTGACCCTAGAGCTAAAGCTTTAGGGAAGCCAAAGCGGCCAGGATCGACAACTGCCCACTATTTAGAATGGGCAGACTAAGGAAAGGAAGCGGAATGATTGGAAAGGTTGGATGCCTTTCCTTTCTTTCGAAGTAACTGTGCCAGGTGCCATTTAATGTCACCCAGTCCGGATACGTCGAACGATCTATCTCATACGTTGTACGTCCAATGGACGTGCGCATGACACAGATCCTGCCCCATCTAAGACCGAGAGTGTTATTCGTAGCAGCGATAAAATCGCCAATACGAAAGAACCAATCGGCAAACCACGACCAGGGAGTTAACTCCCAGAGCGTGGCCAAGGCCTCATGAGAAGTTATCCCGGCATTTAAACGATCTAGCAGGCCATCTGGCTTGGCAAAATCGTTGCCTGGTAAACTTCCTCCTGGGGGTACTACGTACTCACAGGAGCCCCATACTTCAGAAGTATAGGAGTTCTGACGCCACCCGCTAAAGACAACGCCTTCGGAGTGCATTGTAATGTACTCTTTAGGTCCGTCAATGCGGTCCTTAGAAAGGGTCACACGCTTCCTTAGCGGCTTCCCTGAGTTCAACTTCTGTAGCTCCATGAATCGCTTTCGACAAGCGTTCGAGAAGCTAAGAAGATTCCTCAGGTCCCTGATCATTGGCGCTGCAACCCACCTCCAACTAAGATATCCACTGGATACCTTTTGTAGGAGGCCGAGTCCGCGGTTCCTGAGCAGGTCTGGAAGGTCCTTGAGTTCGCCAAAGAACGTAGGCAAGCTTACATGAGGTAAACTTGGATTCGTTTTCTGAGCGATCTCCCAAGCAAGGGTCTGCAAATCAACAGAGTTGTAAGCAGGCCACTGTGCTCGTGGATCAGGAACTGATGGTGCAAGACCAGTCGGAAAAGCAGTAAATTTCTTTACCGCAACCGGCGGGCTACCGCTCATCAGTGTCCCATCCATGCTCGGATGGTGAAGTATCTTGTGAACAATCTGCAACGGGTTTGCACCCGTGCGGTTTCCCACAATATCCTCACACGACCGATAGTCACCAAATGTCCGATCACGGGTAGCAACGAGAAAGTTGAAGTTGGGCCACTCGTAAGTGCCCCATTCTTGCATCATTCCGTTGATTTCCCTAAACCGTGACATATGGAACCGACCTTCCTCAAGCCAAATCCTTTAGAGGGATGGAAATCCATACGAGAAAACACCCTCGCGGGTGGATCTCATATAGGCGGTGCCAACAAGGCACCG